TGCCCTCGGGTCCGTATAGAAAAAGATACGGAAGCTGACACGAAGGATTCTGGAACATCGACGCAAACCAAAGCTCGAGGTATTCGCCTCCATCTTTGACGCCGTTTTCTTTGCACCATGCTTCCTTCTTGATTGCTTCATCAAGTCCCGAACCTGCGTGCTGAAGAATACGCCTCCAAGTTGGGTAGCGTAGATTTTCAACATCAGGATTTGGAGTAAAGAGGAACTGAGCCGCATCACGGTTCCACTGTCTGTCGCCGGGATATTCGGGTTGGAATGGCTTATTAACCAGGGTCCATTTCCTCATAACACCGGTCCCTAAGATCAATTGGATTTCGTTGCGGCTCAGTCCCAATGTCGTCATGGCAAGCCGGACATGCTCGACGGGTTCATCGCACCAACGGTTGTCAGTCTTGATTACCCATCCTGCATCCTTGCCATCTTCCACTACAAGGTGACGGACCAAATCCTCATAGTTGCCGACTTCGGGTTCAGCGTGTGCCGGTGCAGAAGTCTTTAAGATTCTCTGCCACAGACCGCCTCGCTTCTCCGTCCAGCCGACCATCTTTTCAGGATTGTCCTTCTCGGCCTTTTCGATTTCGAAAATCAATCTGCCATCCTTATGCGGCTTCAGATATGCCTTACGGCCCATCATGAAGTTAGGCAACTGGATGTGCGCACCCAGAGCCGCCGCTGCGGCTATAGCAGTCTCAGTCTCACGGAATTCAAATGCACCCTTGTCGTTCTCGTCGCCGCCATGAGCGCGAGCAGCAGCCGGCAGGTCAGGCTCTTTGTTCAAATAACAACGAGTCCAGCCACTACCATCCTGGTCCCACGTCTCGGCCTCTTGAACGCCTGGAGTGTGCCTACGCACAGACCATGCGCCTTTACGCATAGGGTAGCAGAAGCAGTTCTGATCGGACGATCCGCTAGAGAGCGTTTTGAAAATGCCCTTCAGCCCAAGCTCTTTATGCGCACGTTCCAAATCTTTGGTGTGCCCAACGAGCATATGGTGATCGTTATCAAACCACCAGATACAAGAATTAGATTCGAGCCAGTTGATGAGTTTCTTGTGATCTTCGTCTAATGGGATATGAAGGCGTTGCCCGCAGAGTTCTTCAAAGAAGTCTACTTCGTCGGGAGAGCAAACGAATGCTGGGGTGCTTTTCGCTTTGCGACCAGATGTGACTGCGATGTGATCTTTCCAGTTGATTGGAATCTCAGTTAGCAGTTCACCTTGTTTGAGAAGTTTGAGTCCTTGGCCGTTGGACAAGTCAAACTTGCGAGCCCATACCCAGATGTTACCACCGCAGTTGTCTACCTTCGCATTGAAGTCGTAGCCAACAAGTGCTGACATCTTCCCAAGTATGGCTCTCGCTAGAGCAGCGTGCTCAGTATGATTTGCAGTATCAATACCATCAACAAATACGTAAATGTGCAGTCCGTTCCCAGAGGTAGACTGTCGGACAGTTACCCAGGGAATCTTGAACGCGGCCTCACGCACTTCACGCAGTTGAACATCAGTGAGCTTAGCCGAGTGCTTATCACTATGACCCACTATGGCGTCAAAGTCAAAGGCAACCCAACGGCTCTTGCAATTCATCCAATCCCAACCTGTCATTCCGATCGCATCCGCATGAGCGGCTAGATCGAACTTAATATCCGTATCCGCGTATTCAGGTTTTATTTTGGCATTGAAAGGAATTCTGAAACTTTTCCATGTCTGAATATGATTTGTCCACGCTCTCCAGCGTTTTCCTTCATATTCACCTTCAATCCCTTCACCATCATCTTTAGCGACATTTACTTGAACCTCCATCTGAGGCCCGTAAAGGTCTGAAAGATCGGGGAGGGCTTTGACACGGAGGAAATTTCTAATTGCCTCCGTCTTTTTTGGCATGTTTCTCCAAATAAGAAAGTGCTTGTTGTAGGAACACTTCGTCTTCCACGGTTGCTAGTCTGATATTACAATCACGGTGAAGGACAGCTCTAAATAGTCCTGTCTTATGGTCGTGATCTGTATGGCCTGAACCAATCAATGGCAGATGACAAAGGTCACAGAGATTATTCTGCGCTTTTAATTTGAGTTCAATATCAATCTCAGTTAGATTATATTTGAACTTCAATTGTGAGCGTTTCAAATTACCATTCTTAAGAGTGCGCTTTGCGCGACACTTCTTACAGAGCCGATCACGACATTCGCGGGCGGTACGCTTGTTGTATTGCCAATAGAAGGCGTCTTTATCTGTTGTCCCACAGTCAGGACATGGCCGATTTGGATCTTTTGTGGTGGACATTGATTTTAACTTTCGGATTATGCCGCAGACACCAAGGGACGCCGGTATCTGTATTAGTGGCAGACCAGAAACCAGTCTTCTTCCAGGTAAAACCCGCGAAGCGAAAATTTCGACCACACGGTAATGTATCGAAGAATGCAAACTTGTAGGACATACTTGCTACCTGATGTGGAAATCAATTTTCGGTTGATTGTAAAATCAAACTCGAAAAATCAAATCAATTTTCAAATACCGTTTAATCGGGACTATACCGTAGTATGGCATTACAGAAATTATTTCCGCCGATTTCCTAAGTTGTGGCGCGGCCTCTACTTACCGATATACGATCTTACTCTTTTTATAGCATCCCTTACGGAAGCTAATTAGAGGGTAAATTGCAGGGTTGCTATAGGGGAATAGAAAAAGGGTAAAAGGGTAAGATTGTAGCTCGGCCGACGATTCTAGGCGCTTATATACGCGCAAGAGGCCGGAAAGAATTCGGCGGAAATTTCGGCCGCACTGCCATATTATAGCTTGCCGAGTGTAGGCTAGCCCAAACTGAATTGATTTGATTTTTTTTTGGCTTTGATTGAGAAATCAACATAGGAAATAGAATGGTCCATTTTGTGATGTCACAATCATTTTTCATGGAGTAGACAGTAATGTCTCAATCCGACCTCCGCAACATCAGTATCACGGAAATCCGGGAGAACCCGGTCGCCCTCCGAGGCGTCGACCGCGAGAGTGAGCAGTACGTGGCCCTTCGGGATTCGATTCGTCGTCAGGGTATCCTGAACCCCATCAACGTCCGCGAAAAGACCGACCCCACGGGCGGCGCGCCGTACTACGAGATTTGCGATGGCCTTCATCGCTATTCGTCGGCGAAGGACAACGGCCTGGAGACTCTCCCGGTCAACGTCGTTTCGTTCACGGACGCGGAAGTGTTGGAAGCGCAAGTCACGGCCAACTTGTGCCGTGTCGACACGAAGCCGGTGGAATACACCAAGCAGCTTCAGCGCATGTTCAACATGAACCCGACCATGACCCTCGCGGACATGGCCGAGCGGATTTCGCAATCACCGGCCTGGATCAACCAGCGCCTTGGCCTGCTCAAGCTGGCCGAGTCGATCCAGACCCTGGTCGATGATGGCAAAATCAATTTGTCGAACGCTTATGCGTTGGGCAAGTTGCCGAAGGAAGAGCAGGTCAACTTCGTTGATTCCGCCATCACTCTCGCTCCGAGTGAGTTTGTGGCGACCGTCAACAAGCGTGCCAAGGAACTGCGTGATGCAGCTCGCCAAGGCAAAGAGGCTGCTCCGGTTTCGTTCTCGCCGGTCCCGCACCTGCGCAAGCTGGGCGATCTGAAGACCGAGTTCGAGAATCCGACATCCGGCCCGGCGATCGTCGCCAAGACGGGTGCCAAGACCGCTGCCGAGGGCTTTGCTGCGGCTGTGGCGTGGGTGTTGAGCTTGGACCCGGACAGCGCTGCTGCCCAGGAAGCCAAGTACAACGACCGCGTCGCGAAGCAGAAGGCTGCTGCGACCGCTCGCGAAGTCGAGCGTGCCGACAAGAAGGCGGCTGACGCCGCTGCTGAGGCCGCAAAGGTCAAGGCCGCTGCGGGAGTGTAGTAACCACCCGGCCTAATTAAGCCGGTTAGCTGGCCTATATGACCAGCCATTCATGCGTCCCGCCCGGTGCTTGCGCCGGGCGGGATTTATTTCGCTAGCAAACACCAACTGATTTCCAAACTCAATCTTTCAAGAGACAAACATGAACAGCCGATTCTTACTGCCGGCATTTCTTGCCTGCTACGAAAATGACCTGATCCCTTCGGAGGGCGCTGATGCCGCCGAAGAAGCTCAGTTACTTGCTCTTGCTCAGAGCAGTGGATTTTTTCCTCGCCTTCAACTGTTCGGCGGCTCGTCGGACGCTGTGAAGGAAGGAAAAATCCAAATCGCCCATTACGGTTTGGTTCGCGCAAAGGATCAAATCGAAGACCTCGGCATCGAGGTTGAAGCTCTTGTCTGCGCAGGACACTCCAAGGCGTTGGATGTGAGCGGTGAGACCGCACTCACGTCGTACGACCCCAACAGTGATCTTTTCAAGCAGATCGCCGCTGGCAGCCGCGAAGAGAACTCGCGTAAGATGTATGGCCCGGAATACTTCTTGTATATCCCGTCCATCCAGGAATACGTGACGTTTTTCATGTCCAGTCCGACCGCACGCCGGGAATCCGGCGCCATGCACGCTCGGCTGCGTAAGGCTGCCACTCTGAAGGCGCAACTCATTACCGGGAAGAAGCACAAGTGGCACGGCCCGGTCATCACGGCTTGCACGTCTGCCTTCGAGATTCCGCCCGTCGACGAAGTCCAGAAGCAAATCCAAACCTTCAAGGATTCCGAGAAGTCGAGCAATGTCGAAGTGAGTTCGACCGATACGTCGAACGAACGCGCTCGTTAGAGCCAAGGTGTCAGAAGCCGGAGGCATTAGGCAGCCCTATATAACGGGCCGATACGTGGGTTCGATCC